CACCGGTTGCGTCAGGTTGATTTGATGCCCCAGACTGTCGACGACGAACAGATTCGTCACGGGTCCGTACACCTGGATGACCGGACGCGTCAAAACGGTGCCGTAGTACGCCACGGTCTGAAAGTTGTCAATCGTTGACGATCCATACGGCACCCCGTACGGTTTCGGATACGGTGTCGGTGTACCAAATATAGTATTCGTCAGTTGTAGCGTTTTCTGATTGGCATCGTACCAGGTCGGGTCGGCTGCTCGCAGTTGTACGACCGTGCGGATGTTGAACTCGCCCGGGAGCGTGTCCATCTGCAGACCGCCGGCGATCTTGAGTGCGATACGTCGACGAATCTGGAACGCTGGCGCCGATGTCTCGTTCAGGACGTGCTCGAGGACGATCGTATCGTTCCCCGGCTTGAACATCTGCATCAGCTTTTCGCGCTCGTTCATCATCTCATCATATCCAGTTGCTGGTACGACGATTGGGAGATTGATGACCCGTGGATTAGTTCGGTAGTCGATGTCGGTGTCGCCATTTTGGAACGGTCCGCGCTGCGTGATACGGGTGATTGGCGGCTCGCCCCAGTTGATCGCCCCTGTAACGTATACCGTCGCCCCCGAGTATCCACCGTTCTCGACGTTGAATTGCCAGGTGTACGATCCGCGTATCATTTGTAGAATCATTATTCAGCCCCCAGCGTCATCATCCAGGCGCGTGCGTCATTAATAAGGGACGATTCGGACTGACCGCCAGCATATGACGCGTGCATCGTCAGATTATAGACCACCCCGTTTGAATTGACACCACCACCAGCCATCGCGCCTCGAGCGCGCGAATCGCCGCCACCCTCGCCACCATCGCCGCCAGTGTCTGCACCCTGGCCACTGAACCACCCCGTCACCGCACTCCACGCGTCACGAGCGGCCGCGAGTAGTGCGTCTTTGATCCAGGATGCACCGCTTTTAATACCGTCGGCGATGCCCTGAATCATCGTCGTACCGAGTTTAATGACCTCGGGCTTGACCTCGTCGAAGAATGTCGTTAGGTTGGTTTTGAGCTTGGTAAAAAATCCCCACAGGTCAGTCAGTGCCGTGCCGACCGTTGTTTTTAGTGTGGTCCAGGCTCCCGAAAAATCACCCTTAACGAGTTGCGACAATGCGGTGAGCAGACCGGTCACGAAGTCGATCACGATTGTCGCCGATGATAGGAATGTGTCGAGGACGGTCTGGATGTACGGCCACATGGTTGTAAATGCACTGACCAAATAGCCCCACGCGATCGCTGCGGTATTGAACGCCAGTACGAGGATGTCCTGGACGGTGCCGGCCAGTGTGACGAATAATGTCGTTACTGTTTGAATGAATGCGGCGACCTGGGGTGATGCCAGGTACTCCATTATGGCACCGCCCGCCGACACCATAGCCGGTACGATGATATTAACCAAGCGCATGACTGCATCGGTCAGCGGTTGGAAAAATGTCGCGACCGTCTGCAGGCCCGACCCCATCAGCGCCAGCACTCCCGGGACCGCTGCGATTGCATTACGCAGGGTATCGAAAATACCCGACGCGGTGCCCGATTCGTTCATCCCGTTGATGAAGTCAGCGATACCGCCGACCACGTCCGCCAGGATTGGCACCAGGGTGTCCGCCATGAATGTACCGAACTGCATCATCAGCGGCATCAGCGCCTCCCCGAGGGTCTGCTGGATGCCCGCCATTTTCTCCTGCAGTATGACCTGCTGGCCCGCGTAGGTGTTGACCGCTGCTGATGCCGATCCGCCGAACTGTGTATTCAGCTCCGCCAGCATGAGCTCCTGAGCCCCGGCGACGTTGCCCGTCTCGACCATCGCCTTGATCATGGCCTCCTGATCGGCGGTGAATTGTACACCAGACCGAGACAGTGCCGCGATGCCTTTAATCGGGTCGTTCAACGCTTTACCGACCTGCATCGCCGCCGAATCCAGGTCCATCCCTAGCGCCTGGCTCATGTCGAGGATCGCCTCGGTCGCTCCCGCGAACTGTAGGTCCTCGATGTTGGTGAACGTCGCGAGGACGTTTTGAGCCCCAAGAATGGCATCATCGGAGAATAACGACACCCCAGCCGATGCGCTGAGGTTTGTCGCGAGGTTTGCCATTTCTTCCGCAGTGATGCCAGCGGCACCACCGGTCGACTCGATGACCGCCTGAGTCTGTGCGAATACCGAGTTCCACGCCGTCGCCTCCTCGATCGCACCGCCCACGAAGTCTGTGACCGCGCTGATCGCCTTGCCCCCGAGTTGCGACGCCATCCCGACCAGGCCCTGGCCGATACCCTGCAGTACGCCAGTCATCACCGAACCCATGCCCGAGAATGACGAGCTCGCCTTGCCGGCGTTGGTGCCGACATCCTGTAGCCCGTCGTTCACAGCCTTGGTCGTTTTGGTAACCTCGTCGTCCGATTTGAATCGGATTAATACCGTCTCTTCAGCCATTACTTTTTACCTCGACGCGTTTGTACCGACCGCTCGATGCCCATCATGAACAAATCTTCCTGGATCGTCCGCCAGGGCACCTCCTCGAGTTGCGCCGGGGTGCAGTGGTACACGTCGCGACACATAACGAGCCGAATATATTGCATTGGCGCAGCCTCGCCGACCCACAGGTGAGCGGTCAGCGCCGTCTTTAGTTTCCCATTGGTGGATTGAGCGACGCCATGATCGTCCGTACAATGACGGGGAAGTGTTTGGCTGGCACATCCTCGAATTCGCCGTTCTCGACCTCGACACATTTGCGCAAAATCGCGACCATGGTCGCGATGTCACTGTTCGCGGTCTGCAGTTTAATCAGGTCGCCGATCGTGAGCTTGTTGTCGTCGATGGTGTATTGCATTGTGGGGATGCTCCTATATAAAAATGGGTGGGGCTAAATGTTGGCACGCGGTCACGCCCCACCATGACCGCACGCCCTACTATGCGACGTCGGTGTATGTGATTGCCGGACACCGTACCGTGAAGGAAACCATCAGAGCGTCAGCGGATGACGCATCGACAGCTGGGTAATCAATCGATGTGATGTAGCCGGTTGCTGCGGTCTCGATTGTGTTGGCTCCCGAGCCTGCGCCACGTGGCACCCATTTGATGTGCACTGCGCTCTTCGCTGCGAAGGCTGCCTGCGCAACCATGAACGGCTCCGTGGTTACGGTCTCGGTGTACAAGATGTTCACCGTGACGTCGACGGGCTCATACTTGCCCAACAAAATGATTGCGCCGCTCCCGTCGAGCGTGTAAGTGTCGGAGTTCATCACCGTTGCGGTTGCGGCGTCGACGCTCTGCGTGGCTCCGCTGATGTCAACGTACGATCCAGCGCCAACTTTGATGCTTACGGTTGAAGCAACGCCGTTGACTGCGGCTGTGGTTTGTGGCATGGTCTACACTCCTATTGGTTAATCTCACGGAATACAAGGGTCGCCACAACGGCGTCATAGTTACGGCCCGATGCCGCTGGAAATTCTAAGACCTGCGCACGACATCGAAGGTCAACAACTGCCCACGATGGTGCCGTCAATGTTTTGACTGCGTCGTGATACGCAGCCAAGTAGGATTCAACGTTTGGCGCAACGTCGGACAATCCCAAGCCCATCCCCGCAGAGCGGAGCAATGCAAGGTCGGTAATGGTCCACTCAGCCATCATCACATGCCCAGAGCCGCCGAGCGTCTTGGTTTGCACCCGTGCGCTACTCATTCCGATGGCGCTGATGATACGCATGGGGATGTCCGCAATTTCTGCGGAGTCCTTCAGCGATGAACCGCGGTATACCGTGGTCACACCGCTAACACTCATCGCCTCGACCGCGTCAAGGATGCTGTCGAGTTGTGACATTATGAGTGCCTCACGTATTTCTTGATGATGGTTGATACATCGGTCGGAAACCGTGCGGGAGCCATAAGCACGCCGTCTGCGCTGATGATGTTGCGGTCAGTATCCGGGCCGCCTTCGCGTCTTCGGTACAGATATGCCCCGAGCATCAACGTGGCGCTTACAATGTCCGCTGGTGCCGTTGTAGAGTATGCGAAGCGACCGACGACCGAGATGGAGTATTCCGGCGTACCGGTGAATGTCCACTCAATGTTTGCGCTGTCTTTCAGTCGGATTGCGTACCATGGTTTCACGTTGATATCGATGGTCACGACGTCTGACAATGCAATTGCGGTGCCGTTGCCGTTGGTGATTGACGTCAGTGCACAAAGGTCAGCACCGAGCCACAGCGTGCGCCCGTCGTCCTCGAGATCACCCAACACGTCACGACGGTACAACGGTGTGTAATACCGCGTGGTGTCTGCGGCCGCTTCAAAGACTCGGTGCGTCTGTCGCTCTATTTCGGTCTGCGCACGGGTCACCGCGTTGCCAAGTTGTGTGTCGTCCGTCGTTGCGGTTGCGCCGATGTACGCACGCAAATCCGCTGCGGTTGCGTATGCCATTTAGACTACCTTCGTGGTGCGCTTCGGCTTCTCGGTTGGCTCTGATTCCACTGCGACGGCTGAGCCTTCGTCAATCAAAATCTTTGCATCAACGTCGCTGACTTCGATGATATCCCCGGCTTGGTACGTCGTGCACGCCTTGGTGGCTGCGTCACGGAACACGATGCCAGATAACATTTGTACTTTCATGTGGGGTCTCCGTTTGGTAGGGAGGTGTCAAGGAATCCTTGACACCTCCCTGATTGACTAAGCGTGGACGCCGACTGCGAAGGCTTCGATTTGGGTCACATCGCCACCGTAGCGCCACGAAGCGACGATGTAGGTCAAGCCCTTGCGCACGTCGCGCCATCGCTCGATCTGCACACCGCTTGCGCGCTCGACAAATGCGTAGAACGAGTAGTTACCGAAAATGATGGATTTGTTGGTCGTGGCAATCGCTGGGATTTGCGCAGACAACATTACCGGCCAACCTTCAACGGTGCGTTGACCGTTCACGGTGTCCGTGATGCGGTTGTAGTTGGTCAGGTCCAAGGTCTTCAATGCGCCCCATGTGGAGTTCTGCATAATGAAGCCGGTCTGACCGTTGGTGAGGTATTCGCCTGCAACGTCGGTGCTCAGTCCAACGATTTGTGCGTTGGTGATTGCCGTTGCGCTGAATGCGAAAG